GTCAGCAAGCTTCCGAGTCCACTCCTGCTTTTCAGCCTGTGCATTCTGTTCGTACTCCTCCAGTTGATTATGCAGATCCCGCTCACGCAGCAAGGTGCGGCTGATCACGTCAGCGCTTGCGGCTTGCTGGCGAGCCACATAGGCGGCATGGCGGGCTCGCTCTGACTCCAGCTGGTCCGACATGCGCCATCCCTGTGTCTGCCAGCCGACGAGAAAGCCGCCGACCGCCAGACCTGCTGCTATCCACGCTCGCGTACTAAGGGGCACCATCGGCTCCAATCTCGCCGGTGATGAGCATGGGCATGGTTAGCTCAGCGCCGAACAGCCGATAAGCCACGTAATCAGCAGCGCTAAATAACGCATCCATCACCATCAGGAAAGGCTCGAAGAACCAGTGTCGGCCAACAATGGTTGGACAGGATTCGTCACGCATATCCAGATAGATCGGGATGATGTAGAAGAACAAGCCTTTGTGGGTGATGGTGAAGTTGCTCATGCTCACTTCCTCCCGCCATGTTCAAGGCTGTAATGGTTGCCATCGTTGAAGCGCCCGCCCCACGCTCCCCCAATTGATTCCCAGAACTCGCCGAGAGGCCTGTGGTCTTCAGTGCGCGTCAGATAGACCCCGTCCTTGAACAGGTTGAAGTCAACCGCCAATCGCTCCTTGTGCAGACTGTTGGCGCTGCTGTAGGACTGCTTCTTGCCGACCTGCCCGTGTACACGCGGGTCTCGGTAGGCATCCCCGAATGTAAGCTCGTAGCCGTTGCTGTATGCGTAGTTGATGAGATCCGCAATCATGCGGGTGAACTTGCGTTGCTTTTGCCCAAGAGTCATGCCACCTTCCCCCATTTAAAAACCCTCGCCAAATTCCCACCACACCGAGCCACAGCCACCGCTCCCGCCAGCGCCAGCAATGTAGCCATCATCTGCCCACCTTGCGGCTTGATCAGCACGATATGCGCGGCTGCTGCCAGTGATACGCCCGCTGCCATCGCGGCAACCATGCTGACGAATGGGCGGCTGGTCTCAGTGGTGCGATATGAGACAAGGTAGGCGAACGTCACTAGATGGAGCGCCAGCCGTATATACAGCAGCAATTCGTCGGTCATCTGCCTCTCCAGTTCTTCACTATCTCCACTATAGACAACAGCCAGCGGGGAAGGTCGGTATTGGAGTGCATTGAAGCGTAGATTCCAGTGAAGGCGACGGATGAAAGGGCAGCAGCAGCAGCGGATACAAGCATGGCTTCCTGGCTCCACGGCGGGCCGGGGTAGAAGTACGCCCCCGCAGCGTACCCCATGACCCAAGAGAAGAACGATAGCAGCATCCTCTGGGTAAGGGTCTGCGTGGTGCTAGGCATTGCTAGAAAGAAGCAGCACCCGGCCAGCGCCCCTATGCAGGCCCACGGGTTCAAGATGAACCCGCAAGCCGCCGTTATCCCCATCCCTATGCACTGATCTGTTTGTGTTGTCACGTCATGGCCTTACTGCGTCCGGTTTTGGTGATTGTAGCGTGATGCTATAGGCTCAACAACGTGCCGTGGCTAGGACTATTGGTTCGGGAATGGTTCGTTTGGTGGCGTGAAGTCTCCGGTGTATCGGGCTACGCCTTTGGTGATGCGGAGTTCGTCGATGTATCCCACCATCCCGTCTATATTATTCCCAGTTGCTGCAATGTTTAGGGTGGCAGTGTTAGTTAAAAGCGAATTACTACCGCCATTGACTGCCCCCACTTGCACCCCATTTATGAATGCTAAGAATACTCCACCCCACCTTTCATAGACTACGTGGGTCCACGTATTCAAAGGAGGGTGCGTGGCAGTAATCATCACCGGCCAGGCTCCTGGCGCATACGCAGAAGAAAACCTAATAATATTAGAGCTACTATCTCGTTGAATCGCAAACGGAGCGTGGAAAGCCCCGCTCTCTCGTTTATCAAGATACGAGGCCCAAGGCGTTACAGAGGTAGGCCTCAGGAAGAACTCGATAGTGAAATCCCCACTACCAAAGTCGAAATCAGCAGAGTTAGCCGCTCGGACAAGTCCCTGAGTGTTTGGAGTATACAGGCTTGAACCACCAAACGCAGACTCATCACTCGAAACTACGGATGAGCCTACCGACTCCCATACCCTCCCAGTCTCATCCGTCAAATCGCCATCAAAATGCAACAACGCCACCACATTATCCCAGTAAGGATCAACAGCGGACGCTGTATCAATCATTACCTCGTCACTGAAAGCCTCCTCGGCACCGCGCACCGCGCTGACTATGTAGTAGACCACCTGATCCACTGGCGTGTCAGCGTCCTCCCACTCGGTGACGTCTGGGCCAAGCTCGGCCACGGGTGGTGGTAGAGCCTGCGTATCCATGGAGCTGCTTGAGCGGTAGATCCGATGACCTGTCTCGTTCGTATTTCGGTCAGTCCAGGTTAGCTGTACCAAACCTCCAACCAATGAAGCAGTAATGTCTACTGGTGCCAATAGCTCATCAGGCAAGTCTACATGAATAGACGACGCGAGGATGCCAAGTGGAATCACGGTGCCACCTCCAAATCGCCCACGAGATCCCACACGTCAGCGGCACGGCGAATCAGTGATGCCTTTGACCACTGTTTACGCAGCTTGAGCGTCTCGGGTGTACGGATGGTCACGCCAGCACCAGCAACAATCGTCGTCTGCCCAGCACCATCCTGTCCAAGATCAATGCGCGTGTTAGCGGGGAACGCTACGTCGGCGTTCGGTGGCACAGTTATTGTGTTGGTGCCAGCGTTATCCATGATCACCATCTTGAAGGCGTCAGTGAGTACCAGGGTGTACGCGGTGCCACTCTGTACGTTGACCTCGGTGCCTGCACTGCCGGTGGCACTAACTACAGGGTTTACAGGGTCACTATCATCTATAGTTATCCCGCCTCCAGCGACAATTGAGCTGACCTTCTCTGCCAGCTGCGCCGCCGTAGCCATCGGCACAGCAAAGCCAGGGTTCGGATACTGACCGGACAGCACGCCGCCTGCACCGCCCTTTGGCACGCGGGAGTCTGACAGTCGCGGATCATCGTCCAGCACGCGCTCGTCCAAGGCGTCAGGCAGGCCCGTAACGTCCGTAATCTCGATGGGCAGCCCACCACCACCCAACTCATCTGCCCGCACCCGAACGTTAACGCCGCCCTGAACCATCTCCAGCAGCTCGTCGCCCTGGATCGGTGCGGCTTCCGGCAGGTCACTGATACGCTTTACTTGCCTTGCCATGTCTTTACTCCAGTATCCGATACGCGCCCGATTCGGTAACGCGGTAAGTGTTTCGATCCACAGGCATCTGCTCCCCCGGCCTCAAGAACAGCAGCAGGTCTGCGCTGTACTCCCACACTCTCGAGCCGCCCGGCGGCGTCAGTAGGCGCGGCCCTGTGTAGATGCCTTGGAACTGCACCAGCCACGGGCCCCGACCCTGCGGCAGCAGTAGCGGCATCTCAAACCACAGGGAGCCGTCCTCCAGGTCCACGCGGTAGAAGTCCTCGAACAGCGCGGCCTGCGCGTCAGACTTCATGGCCCAGCGAACAGGGAACGCTACCGGCACCGCCGTGAAGTTACGCCGAACGAACACGCGGCCCGACTGCATTGGCGTCCTGACCTGAGGGTCGATAGGGTTGTATTGCGTGCCGATCAGCGGGGCGGGTAGTTCGTCAGGCCAGATAGGAGTCATGGAGCCACCACTTGAAATTGGAAACGAAGCGCACTACCCATGCCGATGCGCACCAGAGCAATCCACGGCCCGCTCGACAGCTGGCGCTCAATTTGGTAACGGTCGCGCTGCTGACGGTAGTATAGGGCGCCGTCTTTGATGTAGGCCAGTATCACGTCCGAGTTTGCGCGGTTGAACTCGCGGCTATCGTCCAGCGCTACACGAGGATGGCTCACACCCGCGCCAAGCTCCGTGACAACCAGCTGATTCACGGTCGTGTCGTACCACAGCAGTTTTGCCATGCCGGCCTCGACGAACGCCACGCACACGTTCATGTTCTGATCGAACGCCAGCGAGACCTCGGTTATGTCGTCGCCCGTGTAGATTGCCTGCGGGGGGAAGGTCGGGGCTGACAGCATGATACGGTCCTCGATGATGTCCTCCACTATCTCAGCCGTCCACACCTGATAATCAAGGCCCAGTGACGGGTCTTGAATGCCCACGCCGCCGTCTGCGTAGTCGATGTAGTCCGGGAACACCTGGGCGCGAGCGCCTAGGAAGTAGCCGGGGACCGGGGTACTGGATAATGCATCTCCGGGTAGACTCATGCCCTTGCCCAGCTGTAGCCAAACGTCACTTGCATGGTTTGGGTGTTGTCCTTCTGTAGTGGCGGATCAAACTCGATTTGCCAGCAACCCATCAGGGCGTTAAGTTTCGCGGTACGCAGCTCTTGTGAGTTATGCTCGTTGAGTCCGTTCGTGCGGGTGACGTAATGCTCGAAGCTGTCGGGGACGTATGGGACGATTGAGAAGTCCGACGTTTGGTTGCCTACAGCTGAGCCGAGCGGATTGGTTGCTGTGGGGGCAGCTAAGCCGCCTGTGTAGAAATGTAGGTATGCCCAGCCTGTAGAGATTGCTGTTTTCAGCCCCCAACCTGTCGAAGGATCTGTGGAGTTAGCATTCAACGGCCTCCCTGTAACAACAGTCGGCACAATCCCATCTTCGTCATAATCAACATCGATATTAAATACAACGTCCTCTTTGGGTATCATAATACGCAGCGTGTAATAACACGTCAGGAAGTCGTCAGGCAGAACAGTGATAGTTGTAGGATTGCCTTGTCCATCAAGAATTAGCGCACGACTCCACAACGGGCCGGAGGCGCTTGTGTGCTGAATGCCGATCTCTGACAGGTTCCCCGCAGCCTGCCCCTGTCCGAATTGATGCCGGACAGTTATTTCATACCAGCCACGTTCGTAGTTACTCGATTGGCTATCTAGCACAGAGTTAGCGGACGCAAAAGCAACAGGATTCTGTAGGGAGGTATCGGTGAATTGGGGCGTAGCAGAGCCAGAGCCAACAACGAATCTGCCGCATAGTGTATTGAATACGTTGATTGCGCTATTTATTACCGGCGGCATCTCCCCGATCCGGTTCATGCCCGTATTAGTGATCAGGTTATCGAAAAAGCCAGTATCCTCAACTACCTGCTTGCACTCGGCATCCTTTGACGTAACTAGCCGGAATCGTCCGCCCAGTTTCATAGTTGGCAACATGATATTCATGTGTTAGTCCTCTTAATGGTCGGGGCCAGCAGACCCACTTCAATTGATTCTTCTGGGATTTCATACTCAAAATAGTCTGCCACTTTCTCTCGGAATACAGTTGGAGGCAATAGGCCAACACTCAGCTGTTCAGGCTCTGCCTTGTCATACGTCAGATACCGAACCTCTGTCTTGCGACTGACAGTAGGAGCCAGTAGACCAACCCAAATAGACTCAGGCTCCCCATTCTCATACTCAAAATACCGAACAGCAGCCCTCCGATAGATAGCTGGGGGCAGTAGTCCAACCTCTACAGACTCAACTGGCCACTTATTCCACTGCGCTGATGGTTCAACCAACCCCGGCGCAATCCCATCACTAAACTCAATCGGATACAGCCCCGACGTCAGAATAACCTGATCCGGCCCCATGTCATCTTCGAGGTAGACCCGGTTATCCATAGAGACTGCCTGGAACTCAACCCGCGCATCACCGCTTGGCCGCACCTCGGTTATCAGCGCCTCATGCACCACCTGAGTCCTGCGACCAATATACACCACGGTCGGGTGATTGGGGTCGTTCGTTACAGTCACATCAGGCGGCATGGCGGCAAGGGTCACGGTGCGCCCGTTGATCGTCGCGGGTATCGGCGGGCTGGCAGTGCCGTCTGGCCTGCGGATCATCACGACCGGCTCACCACCTACCGGCTGGATGGTCTCGGATAGAGTCAGCACCAAGCCGTCATGGTCGATTACGAACGCCGACTGGCCCCACTCGGGGATGCCGTCTTGCAGGCCGACGTAATCCATATAGAAGCTGTTCATCGCCGCCAGCTCAGTGGTGCCCTTGTAGGCCGTACGACGATACGCGGCCTTCCGTCGCCTGCGGGCTGCCAGCCTCCACGCCTGCGTCCGGCCCGTCACGCCGGGCGCGGTTATCTTCTCGACGCGCAGACCGAGATCCCCGATCAACCGGTAGGATTCAGTCATCATGCGTCCAGTGATGCGATCCCTGTACTCGATATCCACGCCGTCGATATCGTCCGGCATGACCGTCTCGGTTGTCTCGATCAGCGGCGTAACCAGCTCCTGCGGGCTGTACACACGCGGCGGGGTGCCCATGCGGTAGGCGTCACGCGCCGCGCTGATCAGGCCGCGCCGCAGCGTCAGTTCCGCGAAACCGGCTTGCAGGCAGTAGCCAGCCACGGTTTTGAGCGTAGAGGTGGAATTGACAGACAGATCGAACGTGTCACCCCTGTCGTGCCAGATCTGGTGCAGCGCCCGGATGTGCTCCATGTCGATCAGTTCACGCCCGTAGCCGACCGACTCCATCATGTAGACGAAGAACGGCGCTATGTCGCGGGTCGGCTCCATGACCTCCGGGTCGTCCAGCGTCGGCAGCATTCGGACGGGGCGAACAGAGATCTTGTTCTCGACCTGCCCGGATACTTTGTCGCCGGTGCGCATGCGCACATGCAGCAGTGTCATGCCAGGGTAGGATGTGGGGGCCCCGACGATCCGGGACCGGAGGCCCGACCATTGGTGCTTGTCGATGTGCATTGGGTTCGTGCTGGGGGCTCTGGTAGCGCCGACCCGGACCTCGACCCGCATCGGGTGCGGCAGATCCACCCGGATGGTGAACCCGATCTGGTCCGGGGTGGCA